GGGTGGGGTGCCTAACTGATTTGCCCCCTCCACACACAACTCACCCCATTTTTTATGCTATCAAATTCATAGCAGAAAACATATACCCACCAACGGTTTGCGGTTCCTTAGACACCCCCCCTACGACCCCAAAATCCTGAAGGTACCCCCCCCGTCATCGCGGCGCGCAAAAATAAAATTTTCAGAAAAAATCGTGTTTTGGTACACTCGGGGCTTCCCAACGAAGGCTCTGAGCATGGACGATTTGCCAGAAATCCCCGACGGACCCCTCGAACACGGGTGGGTACCTCACACAAAATTCACGTTTCCGCAGGAAATGGTGAACATCCTCGCCCAAGGACTGGAAGACCCGGCCGAAGTGGCAGCCCGATTTGGTGTACCCCCCTCCGTCTGGGACAAATTGAGCACTTGGCAGCCGTTTGTGGCCGCCGTGGAGGCCCAGAAAGCCGAGTTGGAGAAGTCCGGGTTCGTCTTTGCGACAAAAGTGCGCTGGATGGCCACGGATTTGACCGAGGACCTGTACGTTCGGGCCCGAAGCCCTGACGCCACCATCGCCCAGAAGCTGCAGACAGCCCAGTACCTGTCCAAATTGGCCGGACTGGAACCCAAAGAGGCCGCCACCGGCGCCGCGGGCGAGGGTTTCAGCGTGTCGATCAACATCAACGGGGCCAACACGACCATTTCCGGGCACGCCGGGCCGGTTATCGACGCCAATGCACCCCTCAACCCAGGCGGCTACTACGTGGAGCCCCTCATCGACCCCACGCTGTTCGTTGAAATGGCCCGGCATGGAGACGAGGCAGCATGAAAGTGAACTACGAAGCACCCCCGACCGGTGCGAAATTCATGCAGTCCAACGACGGCGTGCGGATGATCATGGGGCCTGTAGGGTGTGTAGCACCCAATACGCAGGTCATAACAGAGTTTGGCCCGCTTCCCATCGCGCGTGTAGATCGGCCAATGCGCGTTCTATCGTGGAACGCGCTGACATGTCGATTTGAGCTTGCTCTATGTGGCGGCGCGTTCCCAAAAGGTGCGGGCTATCTGTACCGAGTGACAACATCGCAAGGAGAATTTGTCGCAGCCGGACATCACCTGCTTCTTTGCGCTGACGGTACATATCAACGCGTTGAATCTCTCGTCCAAGGTCAGTCCGTATCCCTGTGTTCTTTGCCCCCGCAGGGCTCAGAGCTGGAGCGCGTCCCGCCAACGTCTCACTCAGATGATGCCGGTTCGATGCGTACAACCGCAAATTGGATGGGGCATTGTGCAGAGTTAAACCGTCTATGTGGTCAACAACTTCTTCGGGAAGAAGGTATCGACCTAGCGTGGCTTCTAGCACCAGACGGTGCTCAGGAATCAACTTTGTCTCCCGCTTGGTTCGCCTGCGCGCATACGGGTGATCTTGAGGGGCCGTTACCAGAACGTATCCGTCCAACCCTATTCGACGCCCCGACTCAAATTGGTGGTTGTCTTCCCCCGGGCGAGCCCCTTCAGGAAGCCGAGGAAGGTCTCGGAGTTTCTGGATTTTTGACACGTACCGGCGCCCTACGCCTAGTAGCTGCGCTATCTCAGCGCTGGAGCGCGTTCCGTCAGAAAGCTCAATCAGTTTTTTCGTCGTCTCGTTCATACTCTACCTCCATATCCTACGGGACCATTATAGCGGTAGAGCGCGAGAGTTGCAAGCGGTCGTTCTGGGACATGCAGGTGCTGGACACCAACAACTACGTCACGGTAGACGGAGCTATCCACCACAACTCCGGCAAGTCGGTGACGAGCATCATGGAGATTTTCCGCCGGTGCGCGGAGATGCCCAAGTGCAAGGACGGGTTCCGCCGCAGTCGGTGGGCCGTCATCCGAAATACCAGCCAGCAGCTGCGCGACACGACGCTCAAGACGTGGTTCAACTGGTTTCCTGACGGGGTGGCCGGCACGTGGCGCGTGGGCGACAAGGTGTTCCTGATCAACGTGGGGGACATCCGGGCCGAAATCCTGTTCCTGCCGCTGGATACGCCCGACGACCAGCGAAAACTGCTGTCCTTGGAGCTTACCGGGGTGTTCATCAACGAGGCGCGGGAGGTGCACCCGGAGATCATCATCGCGGCGCGATCGCGTCTGACGCGGTACCCCAGTAAAAGCATGCTGCCCATCGACCCGGCGACGGGTAAGCCGGTGCCCTACTGGTCCGGGCTGATCATGGACACGAACCCGCCGTCGGAGGACAGCTGGCTGTACGAGCAGTTCGAGGTGCTCAAGCCCAAAGGGTGGAGCCTGTACCGGCAGCCCAGCGGCCTTAGCCCGCAGGCAGAGAACCGGGAGAACCTCGGGGCCACCTACTACGAGGACATGATGACCGGCGCGACGGAGGACTTCATCCGCGTGCACGTGCACGGTGAGTACGGGCGCTCGCTGGTGGGCCGGCCGGTGTACGACAAGAGCTTCGTGCGGGAGTACCACACGGCGCCGGAGGTGTTGCGCCACATCGAGTACGACCAGTACCCCATCATCATCGGTATGGACTTTGGGCGCACACCGTCGGCTGTGATGATGCAGCGCGACGCGCGGGGCCGGGTGTTGGTGCTCGACGCCCTGTACGTGGAGAATATCGGCCTTGAGGGGTTCCTGCAGCAGTACCTCAAGCCGCTGCTGGCGCGGCGCTTCCCGGCTAACCGGTACTTGGTGTGCGGCGACCCGGCGGGGTGGGCCCGCAGTCAGCTGTCCGAGGAGACCGTGGAGGACGTGTTCAAGCGCGAGGGGCTGCGCTCGGTGCGCGCGCCGACCAACGACCCGACGAAACGGATTGCCGCGGTGGAAAAGCTGCTGGGCTCACAGGTCAACGGTGCGGCGGCCCTGCTGTTCTCGGCGCCGGAGACATCGGACGGCATGAAGCACTTGGTGCAGGCCATGTACGGCGGGTACAAATACCGGCGCAAGAAGGACGGGTCCTACGAGACCGAGCCTCTCAAGGACGAGTTCAGCCACGTGAGTGATGCGCTGCAGTACGGCTGCCTGTGTATCGACAGCGGCGGGCTGGCGGCAGCATTCGGGGCCAAACGGCGAGCGGTGGCCGTTGCGCCGTCGGGCGGATGGACGTAGAATGGCGGTATGACGCCCCGCATGTTTGTTCTGTTCACATGGATTCTCTGGGACTACACCCTTGACTTGTCGACGGAGCTGGCTTGCGGCCTGACACTTCTGGCGCTGCTCACCAGCGTCATACCTTATCTTCCGAGGAGCTGGCATGGCCGGGTATACGGATAAAGACGAGCAGCAGTTGCGCGACTTCAACGACCGCTCCAAGCGCGCGGGTCCCATCGGCAAGGTTGCCATCGCGGTTTTCCCGCCGGCGCAGGACAAAGCCATGTTCCCGTCCGATCGCGGTGCGGTACAGGCAGCCCCGACACCCCAGCCCGCAGCCCCCATGGGCAGCCAGAACGTGTTGGACCGTCGGATGAAAGAGGCCGATGCGTACGCCGACGGCGGCCAAATCGGGAGCTACCCGAAAAAACCCAACCCCCCGGTGCAGCCGTTCGGCAAAAACCCGGGTGCCAAGCCCTGCTGAGTGTGATATAGTCCCATTGGCCCGCTGTGGGTCTTCACGGAGATTTTCATGGAAAACAATTCCCAACAGTGCGCGCAACTCGGTTCCGTAGGCGGTGCAGGCAGTTCTGCCTCCGCAGGTGGTTTTGCTGCAGGTCCAGTGATTGCTGGGCAAGGCGGAGTGCGCGGCGATTCCAGCAGCCGCTTTGCTGGCAGCCCCAAGGCAGGCGGTGACGTTCGCGTGGCAGGCCACTTCGGCCCCTCGACTTCCGCTGCTCCCGCAGGTACAGGCTTCGCCCAAGGCGACATGTTTGCAGCTTCGCACCAGTCAGGCATCACTGGCAGCGCACCCTCCGGCGGTCTGAAAGCGGGTGGTGACGTTCGCAATACGGGCGCTGGTGCGGCTTCTGCTTCCGGCACCGGGTACAACCAAGGTGGTCAGCTGACTGCGAAGACCAAGTAATGGCCGGCCTGCTTCGAGTCGAGAACAACACGCAGCTCGACGCCCGCCAAGCGGCGGAGCAGGCTGCGCGGGACACCCAAGCCCAGCCGCTCATCATCGGGCTTGCTGGGTATCTGCATCGCATGTGGGAGACTACGCGACGCGCCAAACTTCCCATCGAGAACAAAATGCTCCGCGCGTTGCGCCAACGCAACGGGGAGTACGAGGCCGACGTGGCAGCGCAAATCAGCAACCAAGGCGGCTCGCAGGTGTACATGATGGTCACCGAGACCAAGTGCCGCGGCGCCGAGAGTTGGCTGCGCGACATCATGTTGGAAGACGGCAAAATCCCGTTCCAAGTTACACCGTCGCCCAAGCCCGACATCAACCCGGACGATGCCCAGCGTATCACCGAGGAGTTTTCGAAAAAGATTCTGGCTGCCATGCAGTCTGGGCAGCCCATCGACCCCAGCATGCAGGAGGAGCTCAAAGAGCTTGCTGAGCAGCAGGTCCG